TCCCCTGCGCAGTTCGTTGCTCACCACTTTCACTGCCATGTCCCCGTCTTCATCGAACGTCGGGCGCATGAACGGCTGGGGTGCCATGTCGAATGTGCCCAACTCTTGGAACATGCCGTGGAATCCCAACTTGGCCGGCCCGACATCGAAGACGGCGCGTTCGCTCGTCACCTTGCTCGGGTGCTTGATGATGCTCATCTCGAGGTCACCATGCTGCCGGGGCGCTCTGGTTTCCATCCCATGCACTAGCACGTCAGCGCCAGCGGCCACGGCAGCTTCTAATGCACGACCCTGGACGGCCTCAGAGACACGCCGCACCGCGCGCTCCAATTCCTCCACGCCATCGAGCCTGACGAACGTGTTGGACATTTTGAGGTCGCGGTGCGCGCCTTTGGACTTGAATACCCTAGCCACGCCGCCTCGCTTCCGTGATGTCTACCAGATGTTGCATGTGTCTCGCTTCCGCCTGTTCTCGCTCTAAAGCAATCCAGTCGGCCAACTCAGTCGCCGGCATCTGCTCCACTTCCCACGCAAACTTCCCCAGCTTCTCCGCGACGTGGAGCACCCAACGCCGCGGAGCCGTCAGTTTCCCTCAGACGCCCCCAGACCATTCAACCGCAGCACCATCTGCAAAACGCGGTTGACTGCGACGGCGCTCTTTTTTTCCAGCCGCTCGATGTCGGCGGGCTTGAACAACGCCTGCCCGTCACCGTCCACGACCGACGCCACGAGCAAGTCCAGCCCGTTCGCGTCCTCGAACTCGAGTGCTTCGCCTGCCGTGAATCGCCGTAGGAACACCTCGCCACCCCACTCTCGGACTTCCAACGCGACCGGCTCGAGGTCCGGCGCACCCAAGATGTCGTCTCTACTTAGTGCCACATTGCCCCCTCACGCATATGCGTTAGCTCGAAGTCGAAGAGGTCAGCGCGCCCGCGCTCACCAGTCCAACGGTCACCACCAGATTGTCACCGACCGCGCCGCCCGTCTCATACGACTCCACGAGGCACGAGCCGGTGTAATGCTTGTTTGCCGCACCAGCCGCCGCGGTCGTCGGGCGCATCGCGAACGCGACCGTGGTGCCGACTAGCGCGAAGTATGGGTCGGCGGTGTCGTAGTTGAGTTCAAGCGTTGCAGACCAGTTCTTGATGCCGCCAGCATTGACTTGCGTGCCGTCCCCGAACGCGGTCACGTCCACGGCATTCGAGCCGTAGCTAACGGTGCAGCTTCGCACGCCAGTGCGCTCCGAGCCCAGCGAAACGAACGGGGTCAGGTATGGGCCAAGAATTGCCATGTGTTTGTTCCTCTATTTGTCGTTGTACGTCGCGGATGTACTGCGGGTGAACGTCGCCAAATTCGCATTGAATGCAGCTTCAAACAGCAGCGGGCTGTACTCAGTTACGAACACTTGAAAGTCAAGCCTCCACCTGTGGCGCTTACTCTTCACGTCGAATGTGTACTGGTCATCGATTAGATGGCAGTCAGACACCAGCACGCCAGCCGGCGTGTCCTGCCAGCGGTTGAGTAGCCGCACGACATGCGCGCGGATTTCCCTGGCACCGTCGTATCCTGACTCACCTACCTCGGTGTCCTTGTCGATGATGTCGACCTGAAAACGAGGCTGCTCGGGTCCGGCATCGGCGCCGAACGAGAGCGTGCGCGCCCGCGAGATCGGCACGAACGAAATGGCTGGGTACGTCTCGCCCATCGGGACACGGCTGGGGTAGATGCGAGCACCCACGAGCGCGGTCAGCGCGGCGTCATCGTTCAGCCGGTCGAACAGCGCGGCGTCGGTCATGTCGTCCTCTTGACTGCCACGAGGTCGAGCACCTTGCCAAGCCCGTCCACGTCAACCACCGCCTGGATGTCCCACAGGTCCGTCGTGCTCGGAAACGCCACACGATGTTCGGTGGACACGTCGGAGCGGTGCCGGATACGGAACACCGAGCGGAGTACCGTGGCTTCCGCGCCACCCTGCACGAACTCGCTGCCGCCGCCGCTCGTCACCTGGGCGCGTACCGTCGCGAGGGTCGCCCACGTACGGATCGGTGCGCCCGTAGGCGACCGAGAGTAGCCCGTGCTGGTCTGGAGCGTGACAAGCTCGCGGAGTGCGCCGGCCCGTACCCTGACGCTCATGGCACATGCGGGATGCGGTTGGCCCAGAGCAATGTTTTGACCGTCTGCTCGACCTCTTGGGAGATGGTGCCGACCACCACGCTCTCACGGTTCTCGAACCAGTGCCCGCCAAGGAAGCGCACCGCGTGCCGAATGCTCGCCGGCACGTTGGTCGAGCCGAGATAGCCAGAAACGAAGTCGCAACGCACCGCGTTCACGCTTTCCAGCGCGGAGGTCGGCCAGGCGACACCCGACTTGAGCACCACCCGCCCGGGCTCGCTCTCCGCGTCCACGATGTAGTTGGTCGATGCCACGCTGGTGTACGTTGAGCCGCCTGCCGCTCTGTAGCTGACCGTGAGCGTGTACGTGCTGCCAGTCAGTTGGCGCGGCAACTCAAGCGGCCCAGCCGGCCATGTGTCGCTGCTGAAGCGCAGCGTGGAATGCAGCAGCGTCCTGCCTAAAATCTTCTCCACGAGATCCGCCGCCGCGGCTGACATCACAGCCAGCTCGGTGTCGTCGGACGTTGAGCCCCGTACGTGTGCGCGTAGATCCGTCGTCGGCACGACAGCCGAGTATGTCGTGGCAGTCAGGACGCTCATCGGCATATCGTCAGACCTCCGTCCCAGGCCAGTTGTTGAGTTGCCAGTCCATTATCTCTAGGGCGCCGGTACAGCCCGCGATGATCTGTTGCGCACTTGCGAGTTGTTCCTCGGCTTTCGCCTTGAGATCCTTGACCTCGGTCTGCTTTTGCCGCGCCTTGAAAAACATGGGGTTGAACTCGAAGGCATAAAGCTCGCGCGCCTTCAGCAAACTCGACCGCTGCGGGACATAGAGAGCCATAGACGGGTGGAAGTCGATTGCGCCGCAGAAGTACTCGAGGCTCGGACGCTGCAATCCATACTCGTTGTTGCCTGACTCGCTCAACTCCATGTCGATTCCCCACAGCCCGACCGTTGTGCTCTGCAACTCGAGCGCGTCGTGCTCCATGATCGCCAACGCCATCAGATAGCTGACCGTGTTCGTGAAGTATCTGCGCTTGAACAGACGCGTGATGAGGTCTATCGGATACACGTGCCCATTCTGGCAACGCGAGACGTACGCGTCCTGCACATACACGGGCACGTCGGTCGTTTCGAGCCAGGACGTGTAGACTTCGCGCGCCCTCGCTGATGCCGTTTCTTCGCCCACTGTCCACGTCTTGCACACGTTCTCCCAATGATGCAGCTCGAACCACCGACTGATACGCGGCACTCGATCATACAACCGGGACAACCCCCAGATCTCCCAGGACTCGTCAGCGAATGGCGCTTCCTCGAAGCCTGGAGCCGTCCCGATAATCGCTATCTTGCGCTGCGTTGCTCGTAGCTCGTCGTTGTGACCCTCGCCCACCCCGCCTTCACCGCTCGCAGCGCCGCTGGCTCGCTCAGTCGCACCGTGTCGCCCACCCTCATCTTCCCGCGGGCTGATGTCACCAACAACACCACCGTCGTCGTGTTCACTCACTTCGCCCCCTTGCCTCCTACATGAAGGGTCGGGGGCCAGCCCGCAGGCTGACCCCCTCACCATTAACCGCTACTACGCGGTGCTGACCACGATGCAGCGAATCGGCTTCTGTGCCGGCGCGGTGCTGCCGAACGTCGACCGACCGTCGATGCGACCGAACCCAATGAGGGCGGTCACATCCTCATCCGCGAACCGCTCTTCCAGTCTGCGCAGCGCAAACGGGCCAGCGTCACGGACGGTGTAGTGGCTGAAGTCACCGAAGAAGATCGGCTTGTTCTCGCTCGTGCCGAACGAAGCCAGGTTCTGGTTTATGGTGACTGGGTAGCCGAGCAGGAAGTCGGGGTCACCCGCCTGCACGCTCGGTGCCCACAGGAATGCACCGCTGGAACCCTCGCGCAGCTTGCGCACGAGCACCCGCGTTGCGTCGTTGAACATCCAGCGTGCCATCATGCGGTACGCAGGGTCAACAGCGTTTTCGAGGTCTAGCAGCTTCGCGACAGTGATAGCCGACGCAGCTACGTTGACCGCACCCGTCGAGTCGTTAACGATGCCGTGCGGCCCGCTTGACTCGGTGCTCGAGCGCGTGGCAAAATGCGCCTCAGTAGCCCGCCCGATGCGCACCGACATGGCGTTCCGCACATACGCCTCGATGTCGATGCCCGAGTCAGCCAGCAACTCGGTCGACAATTTGATCGGGCCGCTCGTGTACTTAGGAGCCTCGAGCGTCACCGAACCGAACGGCACGTGCGTGCTGTTCGTCGCTGCGGTGGCTTCCGCGATCAGCGAACCGACGTTGCCGGTGTCGTCTGAAGTCGGCACGGTCATGTCGCGCCCGTCGCCCGTCGCCAGGACGGTAGCCGTGGCACGAATCCCACCATACGCCTTCATCGCCGTCCGCACCCGCGAATCGAACTCCGTTGGGACGGTGATCCCGCCCTTCGCGTTCGTGCCCACGAGCTGCTGGGCAATCGCACGAGTCTCCTGCAAGAACTCGCGATTGTCCGCGGACATGTCACGCCA